GCGTAGGTCTATTCTACTTGCACTACGACTTTGAACAAATTTAATAGTGCTCAATGTAGTTCCTAAATCCCAGAAGTCTTGGGCAGTGTTTCCAGAACTTTTATACGCCCTATACTCAAAAGTTTTAAACGTATCGTCTTTTGATACAGTACTATCGCTAGGAGTAATTACTAAGTAATACCCATCTAAATCAACTGTTATATTAGGCGGAACTAAGCTATTAGTGCGCTTACCTACAACTACTGCAGTAAAAGGTGGATCGGACCAAGGACCTCGTACAGTTCCCAAGTTATTTAAATATCTAGCTCTAAATTTATAAGGTTGCTCAGATACTAATCCACGAATTTCAACGCCAGCACTAGCAGTTTTATCTACAGTAATATTTAAACCAATGCTATCACTGTTTAAGCTTTCTGTTCCTGCAACATACTGTACTTGTACTCGTTGAGCTGTTTGAGTTAATCCATTAGGATGCGCTATTGATAACTTTAAGATATTGGTATATACACCTGGCGAACTTAATTCAGCAACCGCACTATCACTGGTAGCTTCTTGAATAAATGGTACATCAGTAATTGAATTAACAACTACATCGTTGTTGCTACCAGTAATTTGTGGATCGTATACTAGGTTTTGAAAATCTTCAGCATATATTTGTGATGAATAGTCTGTTAAGGTTAACACAGCACTAGTATTGCTGGTAGGTTCAATAGACAGCACAACTAATTCTTGTGAATCTTTTGCTGTAGTGCCCACCAATTCACCAAGCATAAATAAGTTATCTGAAGCAACGCCTAGTGTAACTAAGTCTTGATTAACCATAATTACACTGGTATATCCAGTAGTATAACCAACTAAAGTTTTATTAGTTATACTATAAAATGTACTGCTGTTAGTTCTAAATCTAATAGTGTAAGTTTTTGTGCTGTCTAAATATACTTGTTCTGTTAAGTTTATAGTACTATTACCAGTTTGACTACTATAACTAATACTGTTAACTCTGCCACTTGCAGTACCCCATTGTGGAATATCATGTGATACTCGAACTAAATCACCACGAGTACACACCAAATACTCAAAATCAACATTAAGTTTATAAGTTTCTGGACGCAATTTTAGCTGAGCAAGGTGCCATTTAGCTAAAAAAGTAGCCTGAGCTTTATTTGTTACACCGGGTAGGGACAGCTGTTCATAAATTTTTGCATTATTAGCGGTCATGTTTTCTCTGAAAACAAAGAACTCATCTGGTTGATAAGCTTTGGTTTCATTGTTAATAGTTACTCTAAAAGCATCTGGGATTTTTGGTAGTGCTTTAGTAGATTCAAAACCCCAACTATTATGTGGTGTAAAATGTTGTGTTACATAACTTCGCGGTTTGTCAACAACCACAGACCACTTGCCATTTATCATGGTAGGACTAGCTAAACCCGCAGCACAAATTTCACGCAGTGTGTCCATAACACTTTGTGTACTAGTAAGCACATTATTATAAGTAAACTTTTTAATTTCACAAAAATTATGCCACTCTGCTAGTTGCACCAAGTCAATATCACTATCGACTACAGCATACATATTAGCAGGATGTTGTAACACATAGCGAAATAAACTAGCAGGATTGTTAATAGGCAGATTTGGGGTCCATGTTTTTGTAGCACCATTATTAGTATAAATTACATCATATCCGCGAGTTTGCACTAGCGCATTTATTCCGTCAACATTACCATTTACTTTATTAGTACTTTGCAATCTAATAGCTGTTCTGGCTAAATAACATCCTGACGGATTAGTAATAGGTTTATTATTACTATATCCTGTTACACTATATAATATAGATTTATCATAATTATTAAATCCGCTGCTTTCAGGAACATCATTACCACCAAATGAATAATTATATCTGCGTACTCTTACGCTATAAAGAGCAGGAGGTAAGTCTCTGATGTTATAGGTTGCATTAAAGGCGTCTTTTTTCTTTGCATAATCAGTGCCCTCAGCACCCCAACTTAGGATAGTTTTAGCTGCAACATTAGCGCTATTTTGTCCGTCTTGGGTAATAGTAAACTTTACAGCTACTGCAGCAGGTGTAGTAATATCGGTATTTACAGCAACTATTCGCACAGTATGCGTTCCTGCTGCGATAAGTACACTGTTGCTAAATACCGTACTATAAGAGTCATTATTTAAAGACATTACCAAATTATCGTCTACATATATTTGTGCAGTATTATCTGCACTAGCATATACGGTATAAACTCCTGCATTAGCTGCTGAAACTGTCCAAGTTTGTGTAATATCACAAGTAGTTGTATACACAGTACCAGTACCACTGCCTATACCTGTGGATGTAAATACTGTTCCTACTATGGCACCTGCAGGCGCACCAATACTTTGCCAATTAGTATTACCCAAGGTGGCAATTTTATATACTTTTCCTGCTACAATACTTGTGGCAGTATAACTACACCACCGACCATAATCTTGTAAAAAACTATACCAAGTACTTTGAGTTGCAGGAACTACAATATTATAGCTGCTAGTACTTGCAAATTCTTTTACACTAAATTTTTCTTGTTGTGTAATACTTGTAATAGCAGTTTGAGCACTATTACTAATATTGCCAGTATTAATACTAACTTTTAAAGTACCGTTTGTAGTATCTTCTGTTTTAGTAAGATCTAAACCTGTTACTGTACCTGATTGACTACGTTTATCTTCTTGTGTAAAGAAAATACTTGAATCAGTACCTATTGCACTTCTTAGGCATATTCTGTACAACTCAACATGATTACTAGGAATTACTGGAAGTCTAGTATATTGTTCAGAAAGAGTCGCTGCTAACCCTAATGAGTTATATTGTGTATTTTTATAAGTGTCAATAATTTCTTGGGCTGGTTCACTATATGGACTAAAAGTAGGAGTACCTTTGTATACATTAATACCACCACCACTTTGTAGTGTAATTATATACCATTGATAAGTTTGATTTGTAGTATAAGTAGTACTTGGTGCTTCGCTTTCGTAAGTAGTAGTAGTTGTCATAATAGCTTCAGGTCTACGAAGTGTTGCACTCCAACCCGTACTACTAGTACCACTACTAGTGATACTGCTAGCTTGATTACTAGTAAAAGGCACTACATCTGTCCAATATCCGCCTTCAGCTTTATACTGCACTTCTATCATTGCTACTGCTGGTTGAACTTCATTAGGTGCTTTTAAGGCGCGTAAGCCTTGTGGAAAATTAAATGCTAGCTCAATTCTAGTACATGGTTCAGTTAGTGCAACCTCTTTCCAAGCTCCACCTGTTATGTTATTAGTGTAAGGTGCTTGAGGATTAGGATACACTAAATTAGTGGCGCTTGCAGGAGGATTAGTTGAGTCCGCACCTAAATAGTAGTCATTAGTTAGATCCGCATTAACAATCTGCTGTGTTACATCTTGTCCGTATAGTTGATCAAATGCGGTAGTATCCTCGTTGGCATAACCATATAGTGTTTTTGGCACAACTTGATCAGTTGCTCCGCGAAGGTTAACACCGTAAAATTGTTCAATAGGTACTAAACCTACCTGAATGTCATCCACGTCTAGTGGACCAAATCCCCAAATTAGGGCCATGCTAATAACGCTGGTATCTGTTAAACTTTCTATATAGGGTGTAGCACCATGTACAGCAGTCATACGCACTTTACCAAGCACAACTGGTATAGCGCCAAAACGACTTATTTGATTACTGCTACCGTTAAATAAGTTTAGGGTTGCACCCGGTGTTTCTTGCTTGGGCGGTTTAATAGGAGCAATAGCATTAATTAATGCCATACCAGCCATGTTAAGTCCAATACCTGCAGCAACTGCCCAACTTGTAGCAGTTCCAAAACCAAAAGCATTTACACCAGCTTGTCCTATAGTATATCCAAGACTTCCAGGTGTTCCGGCCCCTGCAGTAATAATAGTAACAGCTACAACTAGGGCAATAGTCATTAACATTCTGCCAGTACTACCACCAGCTGCTACAAGTCTATAGGCAACAGTTTGCCCTGGCAATAATTTAGTAGTTTGCCAGTTTTGTTGTGCTACGGGAACACCGTCTATTAAGATTACAATACGTTCTAGTAGTCTGGTACTTACCTTGTATTTTTCCTGAATATATTGTGTAAGTTGATATACACTAGTACCAGCAGGAGCCCAATCAGTAACTACATTTTGTAGTTGTAGTGGATGTGGCGTACCAGTTAGTTGAATTTCACCAAAGTTATATTGGTAAATGCCTTCTAGTCTACGATTCCAGCCTACACTATCCAAGGACTCAATAACACTATCCTGACCAGCACGTGCGTGTAGAAATTTTTGATTACCAATGTAAATGCCAACGTGAGTAGGTTCGCCTAAGACATTAAATACACAAATATCCCCAGGTTTAGGCTCTTGAGTGGCAATCCAAGATTCTTTGGTACTAGTAACTAAGCTACTAATGGTTAAATCTTGGCTACCCACATACTGATCATCTAGTGTGGGTAGTTCAATATCAAAATGTTCGCGATATACTAGACAAGCTAATCCCCAGCAATCAATTCCAGCTGTAGTTCTGCCATTGTCCTTGTAGGGTAGTCCAACGTATTTATTATACCACATTAAAATAATCCTGGAAAATTTCTGGGTGTAAAGTTATAAGCAGGAAATGGTTCTGTATTATAATTAATCATGCCAAGCGTCAATGTAATACTTTCAGCATTGTAACTAGCACTGGTAATGTAAAATCCAGAAAAAGTGGCTTCTACAGTATTAAGATCTGCATTAGTACCGTCTGTGAGTACTAATTCTAGCAAAACTTTAACTGGACCTGTTAATTGTTCACGAATAATTTGTATAGCCTCTGGCGTAACAAAGTTAAACCTAATATTACAATTACTATTACCGTCCTCAGTTTCACTAGGTAGTGAAATTTCCATTGGCAAGAATACGTAGTCATTTCCACGACTACGTACTCCGTATACAATTTCTGTTTCAGTTTCACTAATACGTTTATTAAAATTATCTGCTAGGCGAATAACTACAGAAGTGCCGTCAAGGCCATAAATCGTCAACAACATAACAACTGCTTGTTCTGTTTCTGATGAAAACATCGCACGGATAGCTGTTGCACTAAGTGTACTTAATCTGCTCATGGTAATACTTCAAAGACTAGGTCTGTTTGCCAATAACCTGGCGCTATATAAGTTAATTTATAAAATTCGCCATCGCCTTGTGGTATAATTCTAACTTCTACTGTACTACTAGTACGTGGGTGTAAGAAGTTAAAACGTTTAGTACCCAACAGTGTAGTTTTTACAAAGGTTTCTAGTGTAGCTGCTTGTGCACTAGTAAGTATAAAAGCAACATTAAGTGTACTAGGTCTAGCACCACGTCTGCGCATTTTGGCAGGACCAATATCCATAGGGGAACGTAATACGTTAACCCCTACAGATTCAGTAAAACCTTTTTGTGGCACTTGCGGAAAAGGCGCACTAGGCCAATAAATGTTTGTAGCCATTGTTTATCTCCTAGCAAGTGCTGGTCTATTACCATAGGTATTAGACATAGACTGTTGTACTGGGCTGCCCTTAGTTGCAATTTGTTGTGCAACCACATCACCAACAATTACTTCAATTGTACGATTACCACGACTATCCATGGTTTCACGAGTTTCTGCTGGTTGACCGCTGTGATTATTAACCACAACATTAACATTACTAGGCTGTGAGCGTATTCCAAGATTACCTTCACCATCACGCTTTAGGGGCATAATGGCTTCGGGTCCTGCTTCGCCCATTAACCCAGTACCTTGTGCAAATTTAAATAGTGTAGGACTATTTACTATTTGATTACTAAATGCACCGCCCATAGCAAATTTATGAACTGGATAAGCTTGATCAAATGCTCCGCCTTTGGCATATGAGGAACCAAAACCTTGTACTCCATAATCATTAATCGGAGTACTAGTACTACTGCCAAATCCTAAAAAGCTTCCCACTGTTTTTAATCCACTAACTAATCCAGGTCGTGCAGCGGCGTAAAGTGCTATTTTTTGCTGTTCCAATTCATAGCGAAGTAGACCTTCTAGCATTGAATTTATTAAGTCTTTGTGATTTAATTTGCCGGTTTTTACAAAGTCTACAATAACATCAGTCATCTTATCAAATGTACCCTTAAATACATCTAGATAAGCTTCTTGACGATTACTTAACTCAAAGGTAGCATTAATCTGTGCATCTCTGCCTTCTTTGTCAATCACAAGATTTTGACGTTTTGCGGCAAAAATTGCTCTTTCATTGTTCATGGTTAGAGTAAAGCCTTCTTCATCCATATTACCGCCAGCAGCAAGTCTTGCTTTTTCATCTCGGCGCAATTTGTCTAATACAGCAGATTCTTCTTTATCTAAGTTTATTTTATCACGTTGATATTTATTTTCTGCTTCTGCTCGTGCTGTATTTTCATCAAAATCGCGTTTTCTTTGACCAGAAATAACACCCCGTTGTACATCTAAATCAAACTTTTCTTTATCTATTCTTAGCTGTTGCTCGGCAGTGTCTAGTATAACAGAGTCTAGTCTATATGCACGCTCTTTTTCAGCAGTTATTCGTCTATATTCATTATCTATAACTAAAATTTGTTGTTTAATACTAAATAATTTTTCGTTTAAAGTTATTCTTGTTATTGTACTTGCATTTTCTTGTTTGCCAAGTTCTAAAGCTTCGTTTGCAGTTGCTAATTGTTCGCTTGCTCGCACATAATCTTG